GAGACTGCCAGCGTAGTTACCATTGGCGTCTATCAAGCGCAGCGTATCTTCGCCTGTGGTGGCTAAGGCGCGCGACACAGGCGTCCACATGGTTGCGCGCTTTACAGTCCATTCTTCACCATCGTTTACGTCGATTTCGCAGCCAGCAGCTAACGCTGCGCGGACTAGTTTGCGCGCTACTGTGCGTTCACCTTGTGTGGTGTAGTGATCAAAAGATGTAGTCATGGTTCTCACTCCAGTTGAATTGATTAATACTGATCTGCGCTCTGCGCCCACATTGTCTGACGCATCGCGTCTTCCCAACCTAAATGCCAGCGGTTCCAACGGCTGTCGATTGAGCGGTCGCTGCTAGAGCTATAAGGACAATCGACGCTACGGTCGCCGCGCCCAAATGCGTTGTATCCATCGTGATACTCTACGTTGTCGGTTCTGGTGTATTCGGTCATTTCACTCACTCCGTTTGAAAAGGTCTGCGCGACGAGCTGCGCCGCGCAGGATAGGTTTACCATTCGCCGCCAGCGGCACGGACTTCGTCGCGGCGCTCTGCCAGCGGCGCAAGCGCATCGCGGACATTGGCGATTGCTTGTGCGACTGTCTCTGCGCCGTCTAAGCACTCAAGGATGTCACCGTCTGACCAGCACTCTACAACATAGTCCCAGCCGTCAGATTCGTATGTCCGCAGCGCGTGATTGCGGACGGCATTGATAAGGTCTTGTTCGTTCATGTCATTCACTCCTACAGCGTCATGCTGTGCCCTCATTCTACATTTTAAGAGGGTATGTTCAAGCCACTATTTTGCATCGCCATGTCGATTTCTTGGATTGCAGCAAATTGTGTGGCATTTCTGCACTACCCTCTAAAACCGATTTTAAGGCCCATACAGCACGATTTGAGTTTGAGGGTAGGTCAGTATGGAAAGAGGTCGAGTCCGAAAAGGTTCTGGTTCTGTTCTGTTTCTGTTCCAATGCTGCAATGACGTTCCGAATGACAACCAAATGACGTCCCAAATGACTACCGATTATAATGAAAATAAATCTGTGGATAACTTACACAAAATGGACGTCATGGGACGTCATTAGGGACGTCATTATTCAACAGCAAATGACGTCCGGATTATTGGCGGAATTGCGCCATTCGGGGATGCTAATTGTCATATTGCCATTATATTTGTTTAAAGTCAGGTTTTATAAAATGGGTATATATATAACCTATACGGTACGCTGTACGCATTTCGTCAGCGACTGGTGTTTTTGAAATCATGACGTCCCTTACTGTATTAACACAGTAACACACCTAGCTGTTTGTTCTCATTGGTTGACGTTAACGTCAAGCGTTCTGGCATGACTTGGATTGTCATGACAACATGACGTCTGCTGGTGTATTAACACACTAACACACCTAGCTAGCTAGCAATGTGTTTTTTCCAATTCGCGCAAGCGCAGAAAGGGAAAGGCCATTCCTAATTCTAGCTAGCAAGAACATAAGCAGAACGCTAATCACTGTGTTAACACAGCAACACACCTAATGCTGGCAGCACTGTGTTAGTGTATTAATACAGTAAATATTTGGAGGGGGTGGGTAGGGCCGGTGGGCCGCGTGACTGTCACGGGAGGGATCGCAAACAATTTTTTTATTTTAAAAAATATGCTACAAAGTATTTGGAGCGGTTGGGAATGAGGCGGTTGCGATCAGTCCTCTGGCCCACAGGCGATTGTCGAGTAGCCGCCGCTCTAGTTTATTTTTTTTGCAATCCGGTTTGCAACACACTATAGTACGCCCAATGACTTTCTACTCACTGCCATTTACACCAGAGCGGATGCAGGCCACCGAGTCGCGGCTGGAGTCTATCTACGAAGCTGCACGCTATGGGCTAAAGGGTGACAGCCTCGCTATGGCCGCCGGCATGACACCGCGGCAGTTCCGCGTGCTGGCAGAGTCTGACCCTTTGGTCGAGATGGCTGAGATCAAGGGCAGGGCTGACGGCGAGATGGTAGCGGCCAAGACCATGTACGAAGCGGCACGCGATGGTGACAGCAAGGCTGCGCTGGAGATACTCAAGCATCAGCACGGCTGGGTAGCCAAGCAACAGATCGACGTAAACATCGACCAACAGATAAGCATCACAGGCGCGCTAGAAAAAGCACAGACGCGCGTCATCGAAGGGCTGTACACAGAACTGCCCCGCCTAGAGGACACCAGCAATGCAAGCACCGATATATTCAGCCCAAGACGAGATGGAGTTGATGGCGAGGCTGTGGTCACCAAGCCTAAAAGATGACCCGCTAGCGTTCGTACTGTACACATTCCCGTGGGGCCAAGCAGGCACACCGCTGGAACATTTCCCCGGCCCGCGTAAATGGCAACGCCAGATACTAGCTGACTTGCGTGACCACATAAAAGAGAACAACGGTAAGGTTGACTTCTCAACTGCACGGCTGGCGATTGCGTCAGGACGCGGTATTGGCAAGTCCGCTTTAGTGTCATGGCTGACGATATGGATGCTGTCATCAAGGATCGGCAGCACTACCATCGTGTCGGCCAACTCCGAGGCGCAGTTGCGCTCGGTCACATGGGCAGAAATAACCAAGTGGCTAGCCATGAGCCTAAACAGTCACTGGTTTGAGATAGCCGCCACACGCATCATGCCCGCCAAGTGGCTGACAGAACTGGTCGAGCGTGACCTCAAGAAAGGTACGCGTTACTGGTCAGTCGAAGGGCGGCTGTGGTCAGAAGAGAACCCTGACGCATACGCAGGGGTCCACAACTTCGACGGTGTGATGCTGATATTTGACGAAGCCAGCGGTATCCCAGACTCGATATGGTCCGTATCAGATGGTTTCTTCACAGAGAATACACCACATCGGTTCCATCTGGCGTTCTCCAACCCGCGGCGCAACACAGGCTATTTCTACGAAACGTTCCACAGCAAGCGGGCGTTCTGGTCAACACGCGTCATCGACGCACGCGATGTCGAGGGTACAGACAAACACCTGTACCAGCGCATTATTGATGAGTACGGGCCAGACAGCTACCAAGCCAGTGTCGAAGTGTACGGTAACTTTCCATCAGAAGGTGACGATCAGTTTATCGGCAGCAATCTGGTCGATGATGCCATGAAGCGTGCGCCTGTCAAAGATACTAGCGCGCCCATCGTCATAGGTGTGGACCCTGCACGGTTCGGGGCTGACGCTACGGTCATCGCTGTGCGCCAAGGACGTGACATCCTAGAGTTGCGGAGGCACCGCGGTGCGGACACTATGGAAGTGGCAGGCCATGTTATCGACGCCATAGAGCAGTTCCAGCCGGCGCTGGTCTGCATCGACGAAGGCGGACTAGGCGCCGGCGTCGTGGACAGGCTGAAAGAGCAGCGGTACAAGATACGCGGCGTAAACTTCGGCAACAAAGCTAAGAACCAGACCATGTGGGGTAACAAGCGCGCAGAGATGTGGGGCGCCATGCGTGACTGGCTCAGGACGGGCCACATCCCGACAGATAGGTTCCTGAAGACGGACCTCATAAGCCCGCGGACCAAGCCTGACAGCAGGGGGACACTGTTCCTAGAAAGCAAGAAAGATATGAAGTCGCGCGGGCTGGCCTCGCCAGACGCAGCGGACGCCATAGCGGTCACGTTCGCATTTCCTGTAGCATCTACTGATCCGCGTCTGACACGCGTTGACAAGCATCGCACAAGAGGCTATTCTCCCGGCGGAATATCTACATCGTGGATGGGCAGTTAATGGCTGACAAGAAAAAATCAGTGTCGCTATCCGTTGGCAGAGGCGAGAAACTGCCTGTGTCAAAGGGTGCGGGCCTGACAGCCGCTGGCAGAGCCAAGTATAATGCTGCTACAGGTAGTAACTTAAAGGCGCCTGCGCCCAGCCCGAAAACAAAAGCAGATGCAGGACGCAAAGCGTCATTCTGCGCGCGCATGGGTGCAGTAGCTGCTAAGGCCAAAGACGGCGAACGCGCCAAAGCTAGTTTGAAAAGGTGGAAATGCCCATGAAACCCGGACTGTACGCAAATATCCATGCTAAAAAAGCCCGCATAGCTGCTGGCTCTGGTGAGAAAATGCGTAAGGTAGGCTCTAAGGGCGCCCCCACCGCCAAGGATTTCAAAGAAAGCGCCAAAACCGCTAAAAAACCAGCTAAGAAGGGTAAGTAAATGCCAGCATATAAAGGTTCAAAAGTTTTAGGGACTCTTCGGGGTGGAGTTAGTGCTAAAGGTGGCACGGCTCCAGTTGCAGGAAAAACAGGCACTCAGGGCGCGCGCACAACCGACCCTAAAATGGTGGGTAAACCTACCATGAGCAACAAAAATAACGACCCTAACAACACATACACACGCGCTATGTCATCGCCAAAACCAAAAGCGCCGCCAGTTGTTAGCGCCGCTGAACGCGCTGCAATTGCTAACCGCGACCCAGCCCGCAAAGCAGCAGCCGCAAAGATTATGGCACGCGAAGGCACAACAAGCGCGGCAGGCGGTCGTTCAACAGCCAAGCCGCAGATCATTCGTACCACTACGGCGATGAAGCCAACTCCAATGGGCAAAAAGCGTTAATTATGCCCCTTACTAAGTCACCCAGCAAAGCTGCGTTCCGCAAGAACATCAAAGCAGAAGTAAATGCGGGTAAACCTGTGAAACAAGCCGTCGCCATCGCTTACAGCGTGAAGCGCGCCGCCAGCAAAGGCAAGAAATAATCTATGGCCGACCCCACAGGCATTGAAGCGGCAGGAAAAGTTGCCAACGTAGGATCGAACGCGCCTAAGACAACGCGCGACGATCACGATAAGATGGCTACCATGCGTAGCCGTCTTACGATGGCGCAGGCTGCGTATTCAGACAGCCGTGAGGACGAACTAGACGATCTACGCTTTATGGCCGGCAGCCCTGACAACCAGTGGCAGTGGCCTGCTGACGTGTTGTCAACACGCGGAAGCGTGCAGGGACAGTCTATCAACGCACGCCCATGCCTGACAATCAACAAGTTGCCGCAGCACGTCCGTCAGGTAACCAACGAACAGCGTCAGAACCGGCCAAACGGTAAAGTAATACCCGCTGATGACAACGCTGACGTACAGGTAGCAGAGATTTTCAACGGTGTGGTCCGCCACATTGAGTATATGTCAGATGCCGACGTTGCGTATGACACAGCCTGCGACAACCAAGTCACTTACGGCGAAGGTTACATCCGCCTGCTGACTGAGTATTGCAACGACGATACGTTCGACCAAGACATTAAGATTGGCCGCGTCCGTAACGCATTTAGCGTTTACATGGACCCCACCATTCAAGACCCATGCGGCTCAGACGCCGAATGGTGCTTTATTACCGAAGATATACTAAAGTCAGAATATGAGCGTTTGTTCCCTGACGCATCGCCAATCAGCACATTATATAGCCAAGGCGTTGGCGATCAGGGCATTTCGTCGTGGCTGCAAGAAGATACGATCCGCATTGCGGAGTATTTTTACAACGTTTACGACTCTGAAACGCTGCATCTGTACCCAAATAACCAGACTGCCAAGGCTAACTCGCCAGAAGACAAGCAGCTTAAAGAAATGTACGGCAAACCGCTTCGCACACGCAAAGTGGACCGAAAAAAAGTCATGTGGATGAAGACCAATGGCTTTGACATTCTTGATGAGCGCGAGTGGTCAGGCAAATATATCCCTGTCGTGCGCGTAATCGGCAACGAATGGGAAGTTGACGGACAGATATACATCTCTGGGCTTGTGCGTAACGCCAAAGACGCCCAGCGTATGTACAACTACTGGACCAGCCAAGAGGCAGAAATGCTTGCATTGGCGCCTAAAGCGCCATTTATCGGTTATGGCGGCCAGTTTGAAGGCTACGAAAACCAGTGGAAGACTGCCAACACGACCAACTGGCCGTATTTGGAAGTCAACCCCGACGTTACAGACGGCGCTGGAGGCGTTCTTCCGCTGCCTATGCGCGCACAGCCACCTCTGCCACAAACAGGTCTGATACAGGCTAAAATGGGCGCTGGAGAGGACATCAAGGCCACAACCGGCCAGTATGATGCGTCATTGGGCCAACAAGGCAACGAACGGTCTGCAAAAGCTATCGTCGCACGCGAAAAGCAGGGCGATGTTGGCACGTATCACTACGTTGACAACCTTGCGCGGGCCATTCGCTACATCACGCGCCAGATTGTCGATATGATCCCTAAAATCTACGACACACAGCGCATTGCACGCATCATTGGTGCTGATGGCGAAGTCAGCATGGTCAAAATGGACCCGTCGCAGGAAGAACCTGTACGCGAAGTGCGTGACCAAGAAACTGGCGGTCTGATCGAAAAGATTTACAACCCCGGCGTTGGTACATACGACGTTATGGTCACTACTGGCCCCGGCTACATGACTAAGCGTCAAGAAGCACTTGATGCCATGAGCCAGATTCTGCAATCCAACCCACAACTTTGGGCTGTTGCAGGCGATCTGTTCATCAAGAACATGGATTGGCCCGGCGCGCAAGAAATGGCGGAACGGTTCAAGAAAATCCTTGACCCTAAAGTACTTGCTACAGACGATCAGTCACCTGAAATGGTTGCCGCACAACAACAGATGGAAGTTATGGCTGAAGAACTCAACCGCATGGTCGATATTATCGAAGGCGTGCAGGCAGACGTTGCAAAGCGTGAAGTAGACATTAAGGAATACAAGGCACAGGTAGACGCCTACGATGCGGAAACAAAACGCATCAGCGCGATGCAAGCGGGGATGACAGAAGAGCAAATTCAGGATATTGTCATGGGGACGATTGCTGGCGCACTGGATACAGGTGATTTGATAAGCGGATCACCTGAAATGCGTCAGCAACCTGAAATGACCGAAGAAATGCCTTCGCAACAACCAATGCCAGAAATGGGCGGTATGCCTGAGATGCCACCTGAAGGAATGATGGAATGACCGTAAGCCTCAAACATACCTTTACGTCAGCTAAAACTGACAGCCTTGACGCAACACTTGTTCAGCCGTCTAACTGGAACGAAGAGCATGAACTGACGGCGGCTGCTGGTAAAGTTCTTGGGCGTGATACATCTGGCGCAGGCGCGGTGCAAGAGTTGCCTATTTCTGTGACGCCGGCTGGCGATGTTACTATACCTAATAACTTTGCCGTTACAGGCACACTTGGGGTTACAGGTACTACTACGCTTACTGGCGCTCTTACGCTCACTACTGCACTTGCACCCTCGTCTGGCGGTACAGGGCTAACCGCGGCAGGAACGTCAGGCAACCTTTTGACCAGCAACGGTACGTCATGGGTATCCTCTCCAGCGCCCGCAAGCGGCGTAAATTATCCGCAAAACATTCAGTCCGCTGATTACACACTGGTTATTGGCGACGCCGGCAAACAGATATTTCACCCTGTCAGCGACACAGCAACGCGCACCTATACTATCCCCGCAAACGCCAGCGTCCCGTTTCTGATCGGGGCGGTTGTTTTGTTTACTGTGGAAAACAACGCTAAGCCAGTTACTGTTAACATTACAAGTGACACTCTTGTGTTTGGTTCAGGTACGACAGGTTCGTTAGCTGTCCCTTCCAACAACACGCTTATGGCTATTAAAGTCACCGCTACAAAGTGGATGGCTAATTACTTGTACCAAACAGGTTCCGCTGGTCAAATTGTGCAAAGCATTGCTGTAGCGCACACCACAACACCCTTCATCACAGCCTACCCTTGGTCTGGCTCTGGCTTCGGCTCTAAATATACCAATCCTGCTACACTACCGGCTGGCACTGGCCTCGACGTAGCGTTTAGCCCTGTGGGCAACGCTATCGCTGTAGCGCACCAGAACACACCTTTCATTGCAGCTTACCCGTGGAGCGGCTCTGGCTCTGGCTTTGGTACTAAATATGCCAATCCAGCTACACTACCTACTGGTACTGGCGACGGTGTAGCGTTTAACCCTGCTGGCGACGCTATCGCTGTAGCACACGCCACAACCCCTTTTATTTCCGCATACCCGTGGAGCGGCTCTGGCTTTGGCACTAAATATACCAATCCAGCTACACTACCTACTGGTACTGGCTACAGCGTAGCGTTCAACTCTGCTGGCAACGCTATTGCTGTAGGGCACTTGACAACACCCTTCATCACAGCCTACCCTTGGTCTGGCTCTGGCTTCGGCACTAAATATACCAATCCAGCTACACTACCGGCTGGTCAAGGTTACGGCGTAGCTTTTAGCCCTGCTGGCGACGCTATTGCCGTAGCGCACCAGAACACACCCAACATTACGGCATACCCGTGGAGCGGTTCTGGCTTTGGTACTAAATACGCCAATCCAGCTACGCTACCCACCGGCGATGGCTTCAGCGTAGCTTTCAATCCTGCTGGCAACGCTATCGCTGTAGCGCACCAGAACACACCTTTCATTACGGCTTACCCGTGGAGCGGCTCCGGGTTTGGCACTAAGTTTTCCAACCCAGCTACGCTACCCCCTGACACTGGCAACGGCGTAGCTTTTAGCCCTGCTGGCGACGCTATTGCTGTAGCGCATGCCCTAACACCCTTTATTTCCGCTTACTCGTGGAGCGGTTCTGGCTTTGGATCTAAGTTTGCTGACCCCACCACGCTGCCTACTGGCTCTGGCTCTATCGCAGCGTTTACAAGTGGCACATAGGAACACTTTATGAAATACGAGCAACTTTCACCTGAATACAAATACGACACTCTTGCTGACGCAATGTACGCCCGTGAGGTTGAGCATTTTCATTACGCTTTTGACCATAAGAACTTTGAGCATTTGCTGGCAAACGCAACAGACAATGAGTTTGCCGCAAACGTAGCAGAACGGCTGAACAGCACACGCAAAGAAATGGGTAACGTGGAAGCCATTATGGCGGCGCTAAAAGCACAGATTGAAGACCAAGCCGCTTACGATGCGGCTGTTGTACGTGTAACCGCCAAGCGGGAAGCAAAGGAAGCAGAATAATGTGGTATGTCCAAGCCCAAGGCGACAACTTTATACGGCACATCTTTGATGTAGAGCCTACGCAGTGGGACGCGGATAACTATTGCTACGCCCGCCGTTTGACGCCTGAACAGGTCGAACATTTTGGCGTTTACAAAAAGCAAATTGTCACGCCACCATATCACGACCCTGCAACGCAGAGTCTTGAAGAAGGCCCAGCCGTTCTGATCGACGGCGTTTGGACACAGAACTATATCGTGTCGGACCTTAGCGCAGACGAGTCAGCCGCAAAGGTCGGAGCGCAATGGAATATCATTCGTGCTGAACGTAACAAGCTGCTGGTAGAATCCGATTGGACCCAACTACCTGACGCGCCTGTAGACGCTGCTGCATGGGCTACATACCGTCAAGCCTTACGCGACATAACTGATCAAGCTAATCCGTTTGTTATCGTCTGGCCCGAAAGTCCAACATCATGAAATGCGCTGACTTTGTAGGCACACTGTTTCTTGCGCGCGATGTAGCCCATTCGACGCACCTGAACACGCGCAGCTTTGCCAAGCACTCCGCGCTGAACACTTTTTATGACGAAGTGATTGACTTGGCGGACAAGTTTGCTGAAGCCTACCAAGGCAAATACGGCCTTATCGGTCCTATTTCGCTTATGTCAGCTAAGAAGACAAACAATATTGTTGCGTTTCTTGAAGGTCAGGTAGACGAACTTGAGGAAATGCGGTATAAAGTCGTTGATAAGGAGTGTACCCCACTTCAAAACATTATCGACGAGATTTTTGGGTTGTATTACTCAACCTTGTACAAACTTAAATTTCTCGCATAAGGACACGACATATGGAACTTTTACGCCCTCTTACTGATCCTGCCTTTGGTACACAAAGCGTAGCTTACACCGGAACCGCTGGTTCTGTAACTGGCTGGCCCGCTGGCCCGCAAGGTGTGCTGGTGTGGTCTACAACTGACGCGTATATTGCGGTTGGAGAAGGCGTTACAGCCACAACATCAGCAACACCGCTGCCTGCTAACACGCCTGTACCTATTTACGTACAGCAGCCCGCTGGCGGCGCTACGGGTGGTGCGTGGCGCGTTAGTGCTGTTCAGATCAGTGCTGGTGGCAATTTGTACGCAAAGCCGATTAACATCAGATGAGTTTTGGCATCCCCGTCCGTAATGGTTTAGGTATAGGCTTACGGGCCTCTACTTCGCTGTCTACGCGCAGCAGCGGCGGGACGGCTCCAGCTATATCCTTGAACTTCTTAGCCGGCGGGCCACTTGACAGCCGCATTACGTTTACCCGCGCGTCAACAGCTACGTTTGTTGGTAGCAACGGTTTAATCCAATCGGCAGCCATTGACGCCCCGCGTTTTGATTACGATCCCACTACGCTTGCAGCAGAAGGCTTGCTAATTGAGGAGCAGCGGACAAATTTGCTGGCGTATAGTGACCAGTTTAATAATGCGGCTTGGGATAAAACAAACGTAACAGTTACAGCCAACGCCACTACGTCACCTGACGGGACAGCTAACGCGGATGCGGTGTTTGAGACAACTACTACTGGGTTTCACAGCGTAAATTCGGCCACCACTATTGTTGTGGCATTAAGCGGCCAAACCTACACGGCTAGTTTTTACATCAAAGCCAATGGTCGCACAAAAGGGTTTATGTCAGTTGTTAGTGGTGGTGGGTTTGTCACTTTTGATATTACCGCAAAAACCATTACGTTTGGGGGCAACGGCACTAACGAGACAGTTATTGCACAGACCATAACTGAATCATCAAATGGTTGGTTTAGGTTGACAATGACATCGTCTTTTTCGGGCGCGGCGAACGTAAAGCCGACACTTGGCCTCAGCAACGACGCAGGCAGTTCTTCATATACAGGCGACGTAAGCAAGGGCGTTTTTCTATATGGCGCACAACTTGAAGCAGGCTCCTTTCCTACCAGCTACATACCTACAGGTGTTATCCAAGTAACACGCAGCGCAGACGTAGCAACCATAACAGGCACAAACTTCTCTAGCTGGTTTAATGCGACACAAGGTACGTTTGTTTTTGCTGGCGATAGTGCTTACGGTTCCGGCGGCTTTATCGGTAGCACCCCGACAACTGGCGCAATCCTTTACGCTAACGCCAACGCTTCGCGTACTTCTAATGGCACAAATGTTATAACCACCGCTAATACATACGCCAATAATGCTGTGTTCAATACCGCACTTGGGTATTCAGCATCGGGGCGCTCTTTGGTGTTAAACGGCGGCACAATCGCTACGGACGCCAACCTTATTCAAACGCCTACAGCTATTACTTTGGGCGGCGCTTTCGGCGGAAACTACTTAAATGGTCATGCCCGCGCTATCAGCTTTTACAACACACGCCTTTCAGACGCCACGTTACAGGCGTTAACGACATGATTGCCATGTTGCATCAAATGATGTAACTTGGCGCATAACCGTACTGGTGCGGCACATCAGGAACTCCATAGGAGTTAAACATGGACGAAACAGTCCCCAACGTAGCGGATGCCTCCGCGCCAGAACTCGAAGCCACGGCAGCAATCGAGCCTGTAGAAAACACGACGCCGGAAACGCCTGCTGAACAGGAAGCAAATAAGTCCTTCACACAAGAAGAACTTGACGCGATTGTTGGCAAGCGCCTCGCAAGAGAACAGCGCAAATGGGAGCGCGAACAGGCTCAAAGAGCAGAGGAAGTACAGGCCCGCCAACAAGCTGGCTATGATATTACCCCTGATCAATTTGAGACTTATGAAGATTACGCAGAGGTTTTGGCCGAACGTAAAGCTGAAGAATTGTTGGCACGGCGAGATACCGCCCGTCAGCAAGCTGAAATGCAGGATGCCTACCATGATCTAGAAGAGGCAGCGCGGGACAAATATGATGACTTTGAACAAGTCGCGTACAACCCCAACCTTCCGATTACGGATTTTATGGCGCAAAGCATCCAAGCGTCAGACGCAGGCCCAGACGTTCTATATTATCTCGGCTCTAATCCGAAAGAAGCTGATCGTATCGCCCGTCTAGCGCCAATTTTGCAGGCAAAAGAGATTGGAAAACTTGAGGCTTCATTGTCCTCAAATCCGCCGGTTAAAAGAACTTCAAACGCCCCGGCTCCGATTGCGCCTGTCACAGCACGTTCTACTGGGTCAAACCAGTTTGACACAACTGATCCTCGTTCGACTAAGTCAATGACTACGTCGGAATGGATCGAAGCAGAACGTATGCGGCAGATCAAGAAGTACGAGGCACAACGCAACAGATAATTTGGGATTATTACCATGTCTAACTCGATTTTAACAATTGACATGATCACACGGAAGGCTCTCGAAATCCTTGAGAACAACCTTGTGCTCACACGTAACGTAAACCGCCAGTACGACGATAGCTTTGCTGTCGAAGGTGCTAAAATTGGCTCAACCCTGCGTATCCGTCTTCCAGACCGTGCGCTTGTAACTGACGGCGCAGCCCTTCAGGTACAGGATGACAACGAGCAGTTCACAACGCTTGCTGTTTCCACCCAGAAGCACATCGGCGTCAACTTCACGACTGCTGAATTGACGATGCAGCTTGACGATTTCGCAGACCGCGTTCTCAAGCCACGTATCTCGCAGCTTGCTGCCAGCATCGACGCTGACGTTGCAAACTCGTATCTGACCATCGGTAACACTGTCGGCACGCCCGGCACTACGCCAGCTACTTCGGCTGTTCTTCTTGCTGCACAGCAGAAGCTGAACGAAAACGCTGCTGTAATGTCGCCACGCTATGCAACTGTTAACCCAGCCGCTAACGCTGGTTTGGTTGAAGGTCTGAAGGGTCTATTCAACCCAACCGACACAATCAGCAAGCAGTTCAAAAACGGCATGATGGGTACTGGCGTACTTGGTTTCGACGAAATCAATATGTCGCAGTCAATCAAGCAGTTCACCACTGGTTCGCGTACTGCAACTGGCGGCACGACTTCGGCGGCTGTTACTACTGAAGGTGCAACCACCATCGCCATCACCGGCGCTGGCGCATCAACAACAGTCAAGGCTGGCGACGTGTTTACTGTAGCGGGCTGCTTCTCTGTCAACCCACAGACGCGTGAAAGCACTGGTTCGTTGTTCCAGTTTGTTGCAACTGCTGATGTCACACTTAGTGGCGCCGGCGCGGGTAACATTACTGTTGCACCGATCTATTCGGCTACGCAGGCACTTGCTACCGTTCTCACTTTGCCTGCCAATGCTGCGGCCATTATCTTTGTTGGTACGGCTTCAACGGCATATCCGCAGAACCTCATCTACCACAAGGACGCTATCACCTTTGCAACCGCCGACCTTCTGCTCCCGCAGGGCGTAGATATGGCTTCGCGTCAGGTGCATAACGGCATCAGCTTGCGCGTTGTTCGTCAGTACGACATCAACAACGACCGTCTGCCTTGCCGTATTGACGTTCTGTACGGTTACAGCACAATCCGTCCGCAGATGGCTGTCCGGATGTGGGGTTAATCTAATACCGGCCCTCGGTTCGCCGGGGGCCAACTATTTTAAAGGATTTTTACTATGCCTACTTTACCTAATGGCGCTGGCGGTTACCAAGTTGGTGACGGCAATCTCGGCGAAATCACTTTTGGTGTTTCATCTATCCCGACTGCACTTACCGCAGCGGCTACTCTGACCACTGCCGAATTGGCTGGTGGCCTTGTTGTCTACACTTCGGCCAGCACGGCAGACATCACGCTTCCTACGGTTGCGCTTGTCAACGCCGACTTCAGCAGTGCAAAAGTCTACTCGTCTTTTGACATCTCTTTGGTCGCTACCAGCACCGGCGTCCCTACTATCGTAGTAGGCACCGGCTGGACCTTGGTTGGTTCAGGCGCAGGCGTTGCATCTAAGAGCGTACTGTTCCGCGCTGTTAAAACTGGCGACACAACGTACAACCTGTACCGCATCGCTGGCTAATAGGTTTGCCCCGACTACGGTCGGGGCATCCTTTTCAGGAGAAAATCAATGCCTAATACAAAACCTATTGGTGTTGCATACCTCGACCAAGACATTATTGGCGCACAATTTGTCTTGGCTGATGAGCAAATCGGCTACACCGCCGCGGCACAAGGCACCGTCACACAGGCGACAGATAAGTCAACTGCTGTTACATTGAACAAGTCTGCTGGCCGCATCACAATGAACAACGCGTCGTTGGCTACTGCCACTAACGCTACGTTTACGTTGAACAACAGCTTCATTTCTGCAAATGACACTGTTATTCTTACTATCTCTGGTGGTCAAGCAACCGCTGGATCATACAACGTGTTTGCAAACAATTTGGGTACTGGCACCGTCAGCATCAGCCTACGCAACATTTCTGGCGGTTCGCTGTCAGAAGCAGTAGTGATTAACTTTGCAGTCATTCACTGTGCATAATTAATTTGGGCGGCTTTCGGGCCGTCCATTTTTAATAGTTTTATGAGGATTTTGGCATGGCTACGGCTGGTGAAACAATCAACGGTTCGCTTAGACTTCTAGGTGTTCTAGCAGAAGGCGAAACTCCATCGGCTGAAACGTCGCAGGACGCACTGCGCGCCATGAACCAGATGATTGATAGCTGGAACACTGAGCGCCTCGCTGTCTTCTCGACACAAGACCAAGTCTTCACATGGC